ATGTCGGGCAGGCCGAACGGCATGACGTTGTTGCGCTCGATGATGCTGTCGCGGTTTTCATACCACCACGCGGCCAGCTGCATGATGCCTTCCAGCAAGTCCGGGGGCACGTCGTCCGCCGTCTCAAAGCGCTCTGCAAAGGCATAGCCAAGCTGGCGCTGGATCATCATCTGCGCGGCCACGATCTTTTGCGTGATCAGCGCGTCGTCTTCGGTCTGGTCCGATGTCAGGCCGAGATGGCCCTTCATGGCGTTCAGACCGACCAGCATTTCAAAATAAGCCATCAGGTCACCTCACCACCGCGCCAGACGGCAGGATCGACACCTGCAAGCGCATGACGTTGTTTGCTGCGTCGAAAACTTCGGAGATGGCCGTGACCAGCCCCCACCATTTGCGTTCGGTCACGCCATCTGGAAACAGCATGCGAAAGGCGAAGGAATCCGGTTCGCCATAGGCCTTCCAGAGCAAGAGCTGACCGGCGTCAAACGGATCGAGGCCAAGGATCAGATCAATCGGCAGTTTGCGCCGCGATTTCTTGAACGACACGATCTCGCGGTCTTCATTGGCCGGGGCCAGATGGTCACCGGCGTCGAACTCGTCCAGCTCCCATGTTCCGCCCATAAGGCCCAAAGCCTCAAGCTCGCCGACCTCAATCCAGCCAGATACAGGCAAGCCGCTCGACCCCGGCTGAAACTCCGAGGTCGAACTGTCTGCAATGAATATTCGGCTTCCTGAGGTCGTGTAGAGCATTAGATAACCGGAGCCGCATCTACTTTGACGACGTTGCTGTTCACCCAAAGCGAGATGTTCAGCTTCATGACAGAGTTAGCACTATCGAAGGCCTCAACCGCGCTGCCAACCTTGGCCACGTAGTAGCGCTCAGAAGGGGTGCCACCGACCGGGGCGTCGTTCAGGACCAGCTTGAAGGCATAGTCTTGAATGGCCTTTTCAGCGGCCAGCACGGCAGTCTGACCAGCGTCGGCGTAGTCGATACCGCAAACGATCTCCATCGTGCCAGCGTTGCGGGTGCCTTTCAGGCGGCGCGTGCGCTTTGCAGAGACGCCGTCAAAACCGACTTCGGTGGATGTGTCACCGATAGAGCCGAGGCCTTCGGTTTCGCCGATCTCTACCCACGTTTGCGGGACAAAGTCAGCCTCGACAAAGTCAGCCGCTTTGGTGGCAAGCGCCCCGCCGATATAGAGGCGAGCGCCGTTGGTTGCGAAAATAGTCATTGTTCGTCCTTTCGAAGGGCGCTGCGTTCCTCACGCTGTTTCGCGCCGGAATGGCAGGGGGTGCAAAGTGCTTGCCAGTTGGTCTTGTCCCAAAAGAGGGTCTGGTCGCCTCGATGCGGTTTGATGTGATCGACGACAGCAGCGCGGGGCGCGTCGAGGTCGAGGGGTTTGCGGCACTTGCGGCAATAGGGGTGCAGCCGCAGGAAAGCTTTTGAGGCGCGTTCCCAGCGGCCCGTGTAACCGCGCTGGCTACTATTGGGCCGCTTGAGGTCGAACCGCGCCTTACGTGCGGCCTCAGCCTTGCGTTCGCAGTCGCATTTAGCGCCGTAGGGCACCAAGTGACCGCGTCCGCATAGCCGAGGCGCACGAACAGGCATCAGGCATCTGCCGGACGTGTCAGGTTCTCTGTGACAGCCGCAGCGCCGATCTGGATGCTTGTGCCGCCAGCCTTGGCCAGCGACAGGCGAACGAACCGCTTCCAGCCCAGATAGCCCAGCCGATAGACGGAACTGGCTGCCAAGGTGGCCGGGGCGTCTGTCTGGACGTGGCCGACAGGTGCAGCGGTCCAGCCGGTCGTGCCGTTGTCGCTTTCCTCGATAGTGACACCGAAGTCACCGGCACCAGTGACCGCGCCAGTGTTGACGACAAAGGTGATCCGGCTGACCTGCAGAAGGTCCACTGCATCGCCGGTAGCCGCGGCGCTGACAGAGGCCGAGGCCAGAGCGGGCAGTGCCGAGATATGGTTGTAAAGGTCGCGCATGGTTTATGCTCCTTAGCTGGTTGCCATTTTGAGTTTGCGGAAACGGGCTGGCTGCAGAAGGCCACCACCAACGCGGCGTGTTGCGTGGATGCGCGTGATCCGCTCGCGGGCACGAGTATAGGGATCGACCAGCACGGACATGCTCAGGCGGTCCACGATCCGATAGGCTTGGAAGTCGCCGTAAATGATCGGGTTGCCGTTCGCCGTCGGGTCTTCCAGATCGACCATCTCGACAACTGGACGGCCCAGAAGGGTTTCGGGCTGACCAACTTGGACGGACGGCTGCCAGATATACTGGCCTTGCGCGTCTTTCAGGGTGCGCAGCTTGCCCAGCGTGGTGCCGTTCAAACCCCATGCGCCACGATTGCGATAGGCCGCTGGCAGGGAATACATCAGGGCGATCAGAGC